AGAACCGAATAGTAATTCGCGTTCGCCGGAAGAGTGAAGTTGAAGATTCTTTGAGCCATAAGTTACCCTGGATGGTGAACGACTACTGGTTGATTCAAGAAGCTCAACAAGCCTAGAGCTTGAAGCAACCAGATCACGATGAAGATCACGACGACGACGTTCAAGATCGTCTTGATCGGGGGTTGCATTGGGATGTACGTGTTGACGAGCCATAGAATTACTCCTAACACGATCAAAACAATTAGCACGCCAAGGATACTCATTGTACTGGTGGTCCTTTCGGCTTCTCTTGAGGTTGAGAATTCTGAGGATTTGGTGCCGCTCCTGGTCCTGGAGGTTGAGGTCCGGCTCCCATCGGCATTATTGCTTGAAGTTGCTTCTGAGTTTGCAGCATCAGATGCTCTTTGAGATGCTGAATGACCATTTGATAACCTTGGGGATTCGTTTGTTTGCAGTCTAATCCTGTCGTTCCGACCGCCCAGTTCTTGATCGTTTCTATATGAATCGAATCGTCATCGACCTCAGGTTCAGGCATTACGTTCGCGCCTTTCAAGATGTCTTGAATTTCGCGGGCCTGTTTCATTCTTTGGTCTTCGCCCGGAATGTAGATGTCAGGGTATGCCAGCGTATCTGCAACGAGATGACGATTCTCTGGATCAAAGATAGCTTGCTGAAGAAATGCATTGTTCATCCCGATAAGTCGCATGAGCAACTCTTGCTTCTGAGGAGTAGAAATCGGGAAGTTTTCCGCTCCTTCAGGTTCAACTTCACCGACTTTGCCCGTCATTTCGCCGCGGCGAATCCAAACGTTGACGTAATTGTTTTCTCCCGCGCCTTCGCCTGGAAAGACGAATCTTTCGTCTTCCGTCATCGCTTCGGTGTAGAGTCGAACGCTTTTCTCAATTGTTCTGATCCACCAAGCGACCAAAAAAGTCCAGAGGAGTCCGAGCCGCTGCAATGCCATTTGTCGGCTCATGTTGTATTCAGCTGCCGTTCTGCTACTCCCCTCTGACGGACCGCCGTAAACGCTGGGAAATGCGCCGACTACGAACTGTCCAGATTTCTCTAAAGTGTCCTGAAAGAACTGAACTTCCTTCGACAAAGTGGCGCGGCTCTGCTCAAAGAATTTATCCGATGCTCTTGTCCCAGCTTTGACTTTCATCGGATAAACCATGCCGGGCCGCGCCTCATGACGGGAATACGCTGAGAAGTTCAGCGTGTCCGTGTCCGCAAAGGTAGAAGGAATACCCTGCTCAATCGTCTCCATCGTCAAATTCGCTAGAACGTTCGTCATCTCCTGGACAGGAATAAGAGGCTGAAGGTAAGGATCGCTATGAATATTGCGACTAAGACCGCACTGACCGATGGTCCAGTACTTGTCCAGCTCCTCATTTCTTGCTTCCACGTAGGTTCGACCGATAAAGGCGCAGTAACAACCGTCGGGGAAGAGTTTCTTGAGTTGATCGCGCTCCGCAGCCTTAGTCTCAGGCATGCCATCAAATATCCAAGGTCGTAACCAAACTCTGTTGAGTGTCCGAAGGTTTTGATTCTCATCTATTCGGCTCCATGAGGAATATGCGCTCGGAGTCCGAGCCATTTTCTCGTATTGGCCCATGTCCGTCGTGTCATTTTCGATTTTTTCCGCTACGTGCGGGTAAAGATGCTTGAGTAACGCGATCGGATGGTCTTTTTTGCACATCAAATAGCCGCATTCTTGCTGCGATGTGACGTAATATGGGATTTTTACGTTCAAAGGACCGTAAAGTTCGATAATCGTGCGCGTTTTGGGCCGTTTCGTCGTTCCGGTGATCTGAGGATTGCCTTCTTCGTCCTTATGATACTCAGGAACTTCGATTTCCCCAAAAAGCTTGTCGCTTTTTGGGGCATGGTACGCACAGACCAATCCTTGGTTACACATAGTAAACAACGCACGAATGATTAAGACCTTCGAATTGTTGTGCCGCATGATGAGATCGGCAATTTTCGCGAAGGTCTTGCTTGTGATTAGATCTTCTTCGTTCTCCGCATCGTCTGGAGGGAAGCGGACAGCCGGGATTTGAGCGCCGAGAGCAGCAATGATAGCCTCCCCGTGAGCCTTGTATATATTGATGACAAAGTCATAGAACGGTCCTTCAGCTTCTTCTCGGCCTTCTTCTTGCTGGAACCAACGAGTTTCCGTTGGAGCAATCCAATCTTGTCGAGATTCTGACCAGAAGACGTACTGTACGCCGTGCCAGAACTCTTCATTCTTTTTCCAGAGCTTGATCTGTTGTTTACGAATCCAACTATCTTCGTCTTCGTATTGCTTTACGAGATTGTAAAGCTCCAGTTGAAGCTCTTCGGGCAGATTTTCGTTATTCGGATCTTTGATCGGAGCCGTCGGATTCGTATTGAACGGGATCATCGGCGTTGGAGGTGGAGCTTGTGCCGGGTCTTGCGCTGGGAGACCTGGTGCCGCTCCCGCTCCGAGTCCCGAGAATGGATCTTGTGGCGTCATTTTGCTAAATTCTTCGCGAATGCTTTGCGTTTCTTCGCTGGCGTCTTGTCGACGAACTCTTTAGCCACGGCTTGCGATGGAGCGTGAGCTTTGTTTGACTCACCGCCGTGAGCGATCATTTGCATAAATCGATATTGTTTCGCGCTCTTAGCTGGCATTTAGATCGACGGCTTTCTGAAGAACGTTTTCTGAGTCTTCGGCGCTCGAGAGAATTGCTTAACGCCTCCGGGGTTGCGGATTTTAGCGGCACCTGGAATTCCTGGTAATTTCGGTGCGCCGAGTCCTTTCATCTCAGGAGCGCGAATTGATAGTTTCTGCATTTTCTTCCCAGAAGAGCTTCATCTCTTGCTCGTAATCGCACTCTCCGAGGATCGCGAAGCGAATGTCGAACCAACGATCCTCGGAGCCGTGCATTACTTCCCAACGACAAGCTAGCCAGCTCGCGGCTAACTTGAAGAATTCGCTATTTCTTGTTCTCGTGATGGGTCTCGCCCTTGCTAGCCGCGACGGGTTGCGGCTCCGCTTCTTTCTTCGCCGCTTCGTCAGCCTTCTTCTGAGCTTCCGTTTTGCGAACGGGAAGCTGATACTTCTCGTTGTAAAGCTGATTGAGCTTCGCGGCGCGGTCAGAGTCCTCTTTGAGCTTTTCGTCCTCAGCTTTTTGAGTCTCATCAAGCTCTTTGATAAGCTCATCTTGCTCTTTCTTGGCTTTGTCGGACTCTTTCTTAGCCTCTTCGTCCTTCTTCTTCTGATCTTCGGCAGCTTTCTTGGCTTGATCTTCGCGCTTCTTCTGGAGTTCAGCAGGAGACATCTTCGCTTCTTCCTCCTGCTCTTTCTTCATCTTCTCGTCCGCCGCCTTCTGGGCGTTGGTGTCAAGAATCGTAGGACCAGCCGTACCGACGGCAATCGTGAATCCCGCGATTCCGTTGTCGACGAGTCCGTCAGCCGTGGGATAGCCCGTCGCGATGCATTGGCTCGTTCCCGTGGTGGGTGCCGCGCTCGTCGTCGTGCGCCAAACATTGTAATAGCTCGCTGACGGGCACGGAGTCCAATTGAGCGAAACTACGTTCGAGTGACTGAGCGACAAGACGGTGACTGTCGCTAAGTTTGAACTGAGCGCGCCGTATCCCCAGGGATAGATTGCTTGGACCCAGTACCAGTATTGCGTGGAGCCACCGGAATCTCCGTAGTATTGCGCGGTGACAAATACTTTCTCAAGAGGCGTAGCCATAGTTTTAACCTTTCTGCTTGTTTCGCCAATACTGTTCGACAGCATCGACTTGTTCGTTTGCAGACTGGACGGATTGTCGCTGAATCTGCATGTTGTCCGGGCGTGCCCCGAATTGAGCTTGGTTGTAAGCGTTCTGCTCGTCGAGAACTTTACGAACCTCTCGCTCTTCGAGATATCGTTTCATGCGAGGCCATGACGCTCTCGTCGTGGAGAGAGGTCGCTCGTCGGAGGAATGAGCGGGCGACCTCTCTTGCTCTAGCTTCTGCGTAAAGAGGGTCGTTAACTCTTCTATCCGCCGAAGTTGAGCAGTCTGCGATTGAATCAAGACGGCTAATGAACCGAACTGCTGAATCATGACTTCGTGCCGCAATTGGAGACAGTTAGAATCTTCGATTTCCTCGCGGATGAAGTTTCGTAGCCATTTTCTTAGCATCTTTGCTCCGATTAGGCGAATCTCCTTCTAGAACCACGAGAGACTCGGAAAGGTTTCACAGAATGAAAAGTTCTCTCTAAGTGTTGCATTCTACGGTAGAACGTCGTCATGTCTTCCGTAGCTTGCATGTCGCTGATGATTTTCCCGCGCTCATGCTCGTAAGACGCTTGCGAGTTCGGAGCCATGTATTCTTCGGCGACTTTGACTAGATAGCGACCGCAATCATATGGATCGTCTCCGCTGAACATTGCGGCATCATCAGGCTTATTCTCGTCGTAGACTACGAGAGGAATGCAGCGAATGAGTTCTTTGCAGCCTGGGAAGACTTGGAGACGAGGGAGGTTAAGCTCTTTCTCCGCTGGTTTGAATGACGCTTTGTATTGTTCGAGAGCTTGCGTGCCGAAGTTTCGAAGAATATGGTCTGCGCGCTCGATGCTGTACTCTTCGTTCGGATAAACTTTGCGATCAGGCTTTTGTTTCCAGCGCAAGTAGTCTCGCATCAGCATCAAGCCGCTAATTCGATCTTGATCCGCGCAGCGAATTTGGATGCCGCTCAGCTCCTCGAATTGCTGCGCCAGCGTTTGCTCGTCGCCTCTCGTCTGATAGGCTGATTTGCAAATGACGGCGTCCGTAAGATGCTCGCCGTTGAGGTCGGTTAAGCGACCGATTTCCGTCGCCCAAGTCGAGATTCGTAGCTGCTTACCAGAGTACTCTCTGTAAACGTAGAGCCTAAGATCCGGGGAAACGGCACCCCAGAGCGCGATTGTCATCGCTTTGTAGCCCCAGTCGACTGCGAGGAATCGAGGCCAAAAGAGAGGAATCGCGAAGGGTTCGATGACGTGGACAGCGTGTTCTGGTTCATCGAGTAGCCTTATTTCACGCCAATCGTCGAAGACTTGACCTGTAAAGAACCACCAGTCTCCGTCTCTTTTGGCGCGACGTTCAGCTTCAGGAAGTCCACTGAGCCGATTGATATAACCTGGATCGATGTGAGGATTGTCTGTGCAGAGAGACTGTATAAAGATTCTCTTAGTCTGCGTAACGGGATCAAGCAGTATCGAGCCATAAGGACCCGCTTCTATGAATCTCCGACGTACCCAAGCGTGTCCGATGTTACCTGGGTTTGTGCCCGCCCGAACGATTGCCGGAAGCTCTTTTGTGGAAGTACGACAACGCGATAAGGTTAAATAGGTGTACTGAAATTCTGTGAAGGACGTCAGCTCGTCGAACGCCATGTAATTGTATTCGGTCGTATCGTACTTTCTGACATCTTGCTCGTACTCTGCGTGGCCGAATTGCATTACCGCGCCGCTTGGGAAAGTCCAACGCTTCTTCTCTTCGTTGTATCTCGCGCCGCAAGCTGGATACCATTCGTGCGAACGCAAGATAATTTCTTTTTCTAGTTCGCCGTAGGTCCGACGGAAGATGATGCCCTTGAACCTTGGGTGCTTGTAGAAACCGCGAGCAATTGGGAAGAGTAATAGACATTCAGATTTGCCTCCACCTGCCGCGCCGCCGTAGAGAGCTTCGAAAACTGTATCTGGTAAGGAGAGAAATTCTTCTTGGCGAGCGAATGGTCGCCAGCTCTTGGCCTGCGTTAATAGAGATCGGGCTTGATCGAATTCACTCATCTCTATCTAGCTGAAATTAGCTATTCAGTTAAGATTAGCTATTCGTTGAAAGTTTGAATCTCAACGATTTTGTAGCGATCTTCAGGTTTAACTTCAGGAGCGTAGATTACGAGATTAACTGCCGCTCCTTGCGTCTGATTTTTCGGCGTGACGTCCGAAATCGCCCGCGAGAGGTCTGCTGCCACTCTGGAGAGATCCGTCGCTTTGAGTTTTTCGAGCTTTTCTGGAGTGATTAAGCCCATTGCGAGGAGCATCTTTTCGCTCGCTTGGTCTTTTATGGCGTCGATGAGGAATTGCTCGCGTTTGTTCTCTTTCTCCTGCTGGGAGAAAGCGTATTCTTCGAGTTGTATCTTCTCTGCCGCTCTTTTGATGTTCGAGATTGTTCCGGTGCTGACTTGGTACTGCTCCGACGCCTGCTTGACGGTGATTTCGCCGCCCAAGAGCTTGTCGGCGATTTGCGTGCGGACTAGAGCGGGGATGTAAGGTAGGCGTCTTCCCGAGTTTACGGCGAGGACTCCGCCTTCTTTGTCGAGTTGCAGCTTCTTGTTGCGTCGAAACTCTGCGAGTTTATTCGCTAAGTTATTCGGCGAATTCAGTCTTTCATTCGCCTGCTTTTCGCTGAGTTCCATCTTTGATTGCTCCCAGATAAATCGCTAGGAACTTTCCTAGCCATTCTCAGATGAAATAGTCCTTGCGTAGGATTCTAACATAGCTGCAATTCCGTGTCAAGAGGAATAATTTCTTTGTTTTCAGTAATTTCGGAAGCCACTTGAGTTTGTAACTTTGTGACCTTCGCTACGTCTTAGGCCAAAATCAAGACAAAGCGTTTTAAGGCCCGACAGCAAAAGGGCCAGCCTACCCCACATGCCCCATTGCGGGAAACGCTTCAGGGGGGCTTAGAAACGCTTCTAGGGCCATTCTGCGCGCCGCGCCTACCTTCTTATAGGGGCTGGCG